GACGAGGAGGGAGAATAATGTCTAAGAAAAAGAAAACTACAGCAAAAAGCAAAAATGATGTCAAAAAAGCTGAAAACAGGAAAGTCTATATTCATATTGACGAATACCTTTCTCACAGGAAAGATTTGGAGCCGAATATCAAGTTTGCTTTCAAAGCTTTTTTGAAAAATCGAGTTTACAAGCACTCTATGGAAGATTTTGATGAGGAGTTGGAAAGGTTCTATAACCGAAAAATTTAAGTGAGGTGATAACGGATGGCTGTAAATTTTGCCGGTAAAAATATCATCCATCCTGGGGCTTATGCCAAAGTTGACTCTGGTGCGCTTGGTGTCCTGGGTGCCGCCGCTTCCCGTAAGATTGTATTTGTTGGTTCTTCGGAAGGTGGTAAACCTGGCGTTATTCATTGGTTCTCCAACCCGTCTGATGCCAAGAAGGTTTTGCGTGGCGGAGACCTCTACAAAGCTGGCGAATTGGCCTGGACACCCTCTGGTGATGGTGTAGGAGCTGGAACAATTGGATTCCTTCGCGTGGATAGTGCAAAACAGTCTCAGCTGGTTAAAGGGAATATGATCCTGAAATCTAAAGATTATGGTGCGCATACAAACCAAATTCAAGCGAAATTGGAAGACGGTTCCATCCCGAACTCTAAAAAGCTCACAGTTTATTTCTGGCCGGATGACGTCACAGAAGTGTATGATAATCTTGGGCCGATTTTTAACATTAAACATACAGGAACTGAAGCTGTCGCTGAGTTGACAATTACTAAAGACGCTAATGGAAAAGCTAACAAGCTTGAAATTAAAGTGGGTGAAACCGCCGCTGATACGGTTCTTGTGTCTGTCCCTCTGGGAGAAAAAAGCCCCTACAGGGATACAGCCACGTTGGTGAACCACCTGAATTCTTATCCCGACATTGAAGCTTCGCTGAAATCGGTTGGAAATAAAAACATTCCGACTGAATTGCTGGATGCTGTCTCCGCTCAAGACATTAAGTCTGAGTATGATGTGCTGGCTTTGGAAGGAGAAATTAAAAATCGTTTGAATCTTTCTCAATTGGTTGATGTTGAATTTGGTCAAGGAACTTTCCCTGATAACTTCCCGTTTGAATATTTTACTGGCGGGGATAACGGAACGGTTCCTGTTTCTTGGGCGAATGAATTTGCTAAAGTTTTTGGAACTGGAACATATTTCCTTGTTCCATTGACTGGGGATGAAGCTATTCATGCTGAAGCTCTTCAATACGTTGAAAGTCAATCTCAGAATGAACAAAACTATATGATGACTATTCTGGGAGGAAACCTGAACGAAACTGTTGATCAAGTCATCTCCCGCGCTGTTTATTTGAACAGCAAGCGTGCGGTTCTTTGTTATCCTGGAATTGTCCGTAATGTTGCTGGTGGAACAGAAACTTTGCCGCCGTATTTCTTGGCCGCTATGGTTGCTGGTCGTTTGTCTGGCAAGGATACTGGAGACCCTGTGACAATGGATTACCTCAACTTGATTTCTCTTGAAAAGATTTTGTCTAAGGCTGAAATTGAGCGTTTGATTTCCAATGGTGTTACGGTTGTTGAATACGTCAACAACTATAATCGTCAAGGATACCGGATTGTTCAAGGCGTCACAACTTATCAGCAAGACAGCAACCCCTCCTATAGGGAAATCAGCATGGCTATGATTGTTGATGAGTTGAATGCTGAGCTCATTGACCTTCTGGAAAGCAAATANGTTGGTACAAAGGGAACAATTTCTGCTATTAGCCTAATGAAAAATGATGTTCAATCCTTCCTTGATCGTAAAGTGCGTGAAGAAGTTATTAACGAATACGACCCCAATAGCGTGACGGTTCGTCTCTCTGGAGATGTGGTTTATGTTCATTACAGCGCAATTCCTGTGGGAGCCATTAACTATGTTCTTATCACTGCTGAGTTGTATCAGCGTCCNGTTGAGGCTTAATGAGGGGGTGAGATAATATGGCGAGTTTGAANGATCAAACAGTACACTCTGGNGCTACAGCACTATTGATGATTCAGGGAAAAGTGATTGGACGCGCTCAAGGAGTTGAAGGCCGCCGTTCGTTTGGTACGGAGCCCATTTATGAAATTGGAAGTATCATGCCTCAAGAGCATGTTCAAAACCGTTATGAAGGTTCAGTATCAGTTGAGCGGTTTTTTGTGAAAAAGAAGTCTTTGGCTGATCTTGGATTGGCCGCTTTGGGTGAAGAAGTTTTGAAGATGGATCTNATTGATATTGTTATTGTGTCAAAAGAAGATAATTCGATCATCCGTGCTTATCGTGGATGTACTTTGTCTGAATATTCTGAAAGTCTGCGGCAGGGAGCCATTATGGGTGAAAATGCCACATTCCTTTATCTCAAGGCTTCTGACGGAAAGAACTAAAAGAAAACCACAACTAAAAAGACATTCTTTTTAGAAAACGTGAGGAAATTAGACATAGGATTCGATTCCTATGTCTTTTCTTATTTATACAAAATGAAGGAGGTTATCAAAAATGATGAATCTGTTTAATCAAGGTTGGGGTAATAATCAAAATAAACAGGTGAATCAACAACAGGAGGAAGATCAAAAAACTGTTGAACTGGGTAAACAAATTTTGCTTGGAAAAAAGCGAACTTATGAATTTGAAATTGATTTGACTCACATTGATCCTAGGTATAAAGGGAAATTCAAGGTTCATCATCCGACTGTTGCGGAACAAATTCAGATTGGGGTGGCTCGCACACAGATTCTTGGAGGTATGAACAATAGTGTTGATGACTATACCTATGGTCTGGCTACAGTAATTGCTACATTGGGCGTTGTCCTTGACGAACGTCCTGATTGGTTTAACCCTGCTGAAATTGAAGACCCAGAAGTGTTTGAGGAGGTATTTAGAAAGTACCATGATTGGTACTCCTCGTTTCGCAAACGAAACGAGAACAAAGATAAAGAAAATAGCTGATAACCCTGAGATAAAATTTGATCTTTGGTTGATGAAACGGTTTAATGTACTTCCTACTGATGAACGGTTTTTGAATTTGACTTATGAGCAACGTGAATTGCTGGGAAGACTATCTAAACGATCATCCTGAAATCAGAAAACGAATTGAAAACTATGATCCTGAATTTGAAAAAGTTTGGGAGAATCCTGAAACAGATAACCTTGAAAAGTTTGAAGAAAATGTTGCGGAACAACTTGAACGTCTTTCTGAAGACGAAGATCTTATTGATCGGAGTGAACAAGCGAAGGAAATCATTAATAAAATTCGTCAGTTTGGAAAATACATTGATGATAATGAATTAGAATGGGAGGAGGTTGATTTAGAAGAATTGGAAGATGAAGGGGAGGTGATTGAATAATGGCTGGGTTTCAGGAAATTGGTTTGAGAATTAAGGCGGACACAAAAGAAGCTGAGAAATCAATAAGAAATTTAGAGAAGGAGTTTTCTAAACTAAGTGACATTGGAAGAGAACAACGAAATCAAAGTATGTTCTTTTCCGATGATGATATAAGGAACTTTGACCGAATGTCTAAAAAAGCTGAGGACATTTACCGCAACTTTTATAATAACTTCCAAAGAATTTCAAGAGAGTTGGAACGAAAGAAGCAGGAATTAAATAGAGCAATAGAGCAGGGCATGTCTCAGCAAAAGATAAACAACCTTCAAAGTCAAATTAATCAGCTTAGAGCACAAAGAGATTTTTTCCAACTTCAGATGTCCGCCGCTCAACAATTTGGTCATATCCCTCCCCTTCCTCCCACTGGTGGGGGTGGTTCTGAAGGACTAGCCCCCACATTTCTTGGTTTCTTAGGTGGAGGAATGCGGCGTTTTCTTGGCGGTTTAGCCGCAACGTTCGCATTTTCCAACCTGTATGGGATGGCTAGGGAAGGGCTGAGTGTCCTGGAACAAGGTGAAGCCGCTCTTGCCCGTCTTGGGGTAAGGGTTCCTGGATATGGAAGTGNTTTTAATCAAGCATTTGAAGATTTTCAAGCAACAGGGCGACGTTATGGATACGGAGCACTGGAAACAATTCAAGTTGGNGAACAATTTATTTCTATTNGTGGNGCAAGGNATCTTCAAACTGCGCTGAGAGATGTTGGGCAAATTCAAGAAGCTTCCCGTGCAATGGGGCTTGATCCGATGTATCTTGCCTCTGTTGGAGGGTTTATGCGTCGGATTGGTGCTCTGGAAGATGGGGAGCAAAGGAAATTTGCCGANTTGATTGCTGGAGCTATTAAGAGGAGNGGAATGACTGGTCGGGAAAAGGAATTTATTGATTCAATCCAAGCCCTGACTTCTCAATTGTACTCCACTCAGATGAAAGTGACCGAAGGAGAAATGCGAAATGTTGTTGGGTTCCAAACCCTTATGCATCAAGCGGGGTTTACAGGAGAAAGGGCGCAAACAGTAATTGGGCAAATGAATGCCGCTTTGTTTAGTAAAAACCCTGAATTGTTAAAGATGTTAGGTTGGGGAACTGAATTCCAAGGAGCAAGTGGTTTGCGTCAAGTGTACCGTCTTGCTGAGCAAGGTATTACGAACCCTGAAACTGCTAGAAGGTATTTCACTTATCTTGACCGGATGTTTGCTACTGAAGATGAAAAGATTTTGCGATTGATGCAAGACTTTGGCCTGTCTGAAGAACAGGCAACTGCGATTTATCGACAAAAAGACGCTATTAAATCTGGTCGATTTTCTGAAGAAGACCTCCGAAAAATTATGGAAGAAGGTCGTTCAGCTTTTGCTTCTGGTCTTCGCAGTTATGAAGAATCTCAAGCCGCACGTCGCGCTCAAACAGAAGCTAATCTTGAAGCGACAAA